TATAAAATTTACAGCAATAAAAAAGCCCTAGTACAAAATATACTAGGGCTTTTTTTCGGTTTTTGCTTTTAGCTTTTCACTAATAATTTTTGCTCGACAAGCATCCATTTCTTGTATAAATTGCAGTGCTAATAAATGCTCACACTGTTCAAAATTATACAAGTCTAGTAGTTTAAATAGCAGACTGTAGTCTTTACCTAAGTAATTACCATTCATAGTATCCCAAATATCAGCCAGTGTTCTGTATATAATAAAACATTGCACTACTAAATCAGGAAAGTCTTCAATTTCTACTGGAATATTCTCATCACTGGGTTGTTCACCAAGCATTTCGCACATTTCAAAATACTGTTCTCTGGTTACACCAACATCGCTATTTTGAAAATAATTATTAATGTTGCTGTTAATCTCCGTTACTTGTTCGTGGAAAAGTTTCCCAAGTCTGTTACCTGTTCGCTAATAAACGCATCAAAGTTTGTAGAATTTTTCATTAGCTGCAGAGCATTTTCTTCATTGTACTCAAGCTCTGCTTCCAAGTCTTGACCTGTGGTGTCAATAGGAGCTAGTTGCTCAACATACTTTAGTTTAAGTCCTGACCAACCTTTAATACTAGATTTTACATATAGCTCTAAGAAAAGGTCATCATTGAGTTCGTCAACTGGTTGACGATTTTTAAAAGTGGTTTTAGTAGCTTTTTTACGAATTGATTGTAGAGTTTCACGAGATAAGAATGATAGCTGAATTTTAAACTCAGGCATTCCTGGATACTCAACTTCAAGTGGCTTTGAAGGTACTAATAGTTTTTTTAGTGAAAATGTGGACATAATTACCTATATGTTTAAAAGATGCCGGGCACTAATGCCCGGCGATTGTTTTTGCTGTTTAATTAAACTTGTTTATCAGCAACGTAGTAGCGAATTTCGATTTCGTTGTTTGAACCAATATCAAACGCAGTACCAGTTCTACCTTGTGCAGTAAATCCAATTGTTGTGGAGATAACTTGCTCAGTAGCTACTGTTGGAACCTGTAGTACGCAAGCTGGCATTACTAGGTCAACTCTAGTAGCGGCATTTGCAGCACCACCCATACTTAGTTTTACGTTAAATGCAGGATTAACGTCAGTAAGACTCTTAGTTAAAATTGAATTTAACAAAGCTGTAGCACTGCCACTGCCAGTACGTAGGTAAGCATTAATTGAGCCGCTAATAGCACGAGTACCTGTAAAATATGTAATTGGCTTATTAACAACACCTAAATTAGCTGGTGTTAAGTAGGTTACATTATTTGCTAGTGTAAGTGAACCACCAGTTAGGGCAATTTGATAACTAGTGGTAGCACCACTAATATCTTCAAATAGTGTTAGTGTACTTAGTTTATTAGCCAAGTAAGGAGCATCTACTATTTTCTTAAGTGCAGTACCGATAAAGATTGTGTTACTACTACCAGCAGCAGTAGCTGTAACTGTTGTAGTACCATCTGTAAGTGTAGTTTTATCAAACTGACGAATATTACTTGCTTTACCAGCCCACTGAACTGCAGCAATAGTATCTAGGCCAAAATCAACTGTAGCTGAATCCATAACGCAATTGTCGATTACGAAAGTAGAGTCATCAAAACAAATGATCATACCAAATGGTAGTAGTTGGTTTTTGTTTGAGTTTGTAAGAGCAACAGTAGCAGGTCCAGCACTAGCACCACTAACTAGTGTGCTAGGAGTCCATGCAGCACCGGTAGCGCCAATGTCGCCATAGCCAAACATTGCGTTCCACAAAACTTTTTCTTCAGCATCAACGTTTACGCTTCCACTAGCATTTACACTGTCGCGTGGACGAATATAAGTACTAAAGCTAAAGTCTACTGGCTCTAGTGCTGTATTAAAGTTACGTTGACCGCGGTTTGGTGTATCACCAGCTTCATTTAGTGTAACTGTTTCTGTAGTAGTATTTTGACTAAAGCTTAGGCCATCTAGTACTTGAATTTCAAAAGTTTCGCTGTCACTGAAATCAACTAGTGCACCAATAGCTGAAGTTACAACGCCATAAGTATCCACTTTTCTAGTAAAGAACACCCTGGCGTTACGAATTAGATTAAATGCCATCTTATTTCCTTTTTTTGTTAATGCTTTAGTACATAAACAAGACATTTATCTGTTATTAGTACTTTAGCATGGTTGCTTACATAATCTCGTATCGGACTTGTAAGTTAATTTCACCAACTGCATAAGGTGCTAGTAGCCCCTCGTCAGTGGTAATTGACTGAATTAGTATTTCAGTTGTGGAATAGCCGTTGGTTTGATCATAAATTAGTTGACGATTGGCGTCTATGCACACTTCTAGGTCAGTTAGCAAAGTTTCTAAATCTTCAGTACTTGACTCACCATGACAGTATACTTTTACTACAATGTTTAAATATCCCCAGCGAAAGTTTCCAGGTAAGTACTCACGCATTTCAGTACCTGGCGTTAAGTAAACACCAGGAAAATCATCTATTTCGTCCCAGAACTTTAGTTTAGCATAGGCATTATTAAACAAGTTAGTTTTATAGGGTGCTAAACCAGCAATTGTGTTAAACTTAGTAGCAAGGGCCTTTACAATTTTTGTACGACTACTCATACTAATACCGCCCTTAATCTATTTTGTATTTTGTCTTGAGCAATTTCCCGGATTGATTTGCTTATAAGTAGCTTGGGATCGCGTGATCTAGGACTTTGCTGTTTGCCGCCTTCACTAAATGTTGCATAAGGATTACGCATATAAGTATAAAATGCAGTAATCATGCCCTGCCTACTTTCACTTAGCCGTTCTACTTTAACACTTTCAGCAAATCTACCTGTGCGTAAATTTAATATGTCCTTACGATTACCAGAACCCATATTATCTTTAATCTGCTGAGCCAGCTGAGCATTAAGCAATGATTGCAGACTAATAAGATTAGTTGGTTGAGCAATACTAATCTTTGGAATTTGTACAGTAACGGGTTTTGAAATTTTTGGTGCTGGTGACTTTTTAAGTTTTGGAAGATTAAGAATTTTATTACTTTTTTTAGCTAATTGTACACTATTTTTAACTGTACTGACTTGTTCAGTAGGCCCTGATTTATTTGAAAAAGCTGAATGTATACTATTATCAATAGCGGTATTAAATGAATCAGATCCTTCAGTATTCATTAAAACATTTACTATAGAAGCTGAATCAGCCTGAATTGATTGCGCTAAAGCTTTTTCAGCTGCATTTTTAAATTTTGAGCCCGCAATATCTGTACCAATTTTATCTATATAAGTACCAATACTAGCTACAGCTTCAAATAGTTTTACTAATTGAGCTTTAAAATCTCGTTTGTTAACTACACCTTGTCCACCGCTGGGATAAGCTGCTCTGGCTAAATTTTTAAGTTGTCTACCTGCAGCTACTAGTTTTCTACCTGCTTCTTGATTAGCTAAGGATAACTGTAACTCAATAGAAGATCGTTGACCTTTTTTTCTATAAACTATTTTACTTGTAGTACTAGCAAGTTTTATATTACTTAATAAGTTACTAGTTATTAAATCAGAATTTGCCATTAACTGTAAGGCATTTTGCATTAAGTTATTATATCCAGCAATTTGTTCAGCCTCTTCTTTAATAGCTGAACTTAAGCCACTACTAACATTAATACTAGAAACAGATTGTCCTGATTGTACTACATTTAAGTCTAATAAACTTGCAAACTTTATATTAAATACACCTAAAAAATGTCCTGCATCAGTATTAGCATCAATAAATTCAGCTACTGCTGGACTACTAGTTTTGGACACAAAATCAATAAATCTTTTGTTGAATTCAGCGTGAGTAAGATTACTTGCAATTAAAGCTTTTAAATCATTATTATTACTACTGCCTGACTCAACAACTAATCCTTGTTCGTATCTAGTACCTACAGTTTGATCACTAAATGTAATATTAGACTTTTTTTCACTACCAAGATATTTAGTTTTATACCATTCAACAAATAGATCAAAAGTATTACTACTACCTAAAAAGGTGGCTGCTTCTTTAGCTAGATCTTTTATAGACTTACCACTTTCTAAATATTGTACTACTAAAGGATAAGCTTTTTTTCCTTTACCACCACTATAATCTGTTATTTTTCTTTTTTGAAGAAAAGCTTCCGGATTACTAGTAGCTTCATTAAATTCGTTGGCTAGTGTATCAAGACTTCGTTGAGTAATAATACCTTCTTGTATTTTATTACTACCAGTTCTTACTTCTTCGCCTAAAATAGATCCGGATTTAAATTCTTTTAAATTTTTATCTATTAATCCTGCATCAATTTCAGCAGCAATTTTATCACGTAAACCTTTTAAAATATGGTCTACAACTGTATCACTCATTGCACCTATGCTCATGTATAGTCCGTCCTATACATGTCTAGTATACGCTTAATATGTGCAGGCAATTGACTTGTAGTAATATACTCAATTTGTACAGCATTACTACCTGGCGCTTTATTAGCATGAATACTCATATCGTTTTTACGATAGTAAGTTACCAAGTCCATAATTGCAAGTTCTAAGTCTTGTGGCGTATCATCAAAACCACCAGTATAACTAACTTTATATCCTTGCAACTGCTTTCTAAAACCATTGGGCGCTAAACTTACTATGCTATCTCCGCGCACAATCCAGTCTGAAAACTTGGTTAAGGCTAGCCAAGTTTGACCGTAGTTTTCACTATAAGATACGCCGCTAACTGCAACTACTGGTGTTTCTGATAAGATAAGCTCTCGTAAGTCATTGCCATCAAAAATTTCTGTTTTATCTGTGGCATAGTAGTCTACAAAAGTTCTGTTGCAGTAGGTTTTTACAAATGTGCTTACACGCGTAATAAGGTTATCAATTTCGGCATCATAGTTAGTACTTTTAATACCAGCATAGGCTTTATAATCTGCTCTAGTAGTTAAATTTAGTGCCATAACTATCTCCAGTGTCTTTTAAATGTGCACGTATTTATTAGTACACATTTAAAAGACAGGGCTTTTCAGCCCTGTCAGTATTAGTACTAAAACTAATTAAGTTGTGTACTTAAGTGTAGCAACTGCTGAGCCGTAGTTACTAGTAACACGAACCATACCGGTACGTAGGCTAGCAACCATAACACGGCGCTGTGTCTCTACTAACTCTTGTGTATCAATGCGGAGACCGCGTTGATTACCAACAATAAAGTTACTAGGAGCAAATGCTAGAGCAGCAAAAGCACCTGAAGCAGCATCAGCAAATTCACCACTAACTAGTACTGGTGAGTTACCAACTTGACCAATCTGACCAGTAAGCAATGTAGCCTGTGGACCAACTTGATTCATTGTTTGGAATGTGGTGTCCTCAAGTAGGTTGTAGTAAACATTGCTGTTAACAACGAAAACCACATCTGCTGGATCTAGACCCCAAACACCAAGACCTTGGCGTAGTGTACGTAGATTTGCAACAGTAGCTGTACCTGAACTAGCACTAACAGTAGCTGTACCAGCACTGTTATATGAAGTAAGTCCAGCAACTGGATCACTACCACTACCGCTACCACGTAGGAAAGCACGATCAACTGCACGAGCAACACGACGAATCATTGCGTCACGAATAACTGGCATAATAGCAATAAGGCTATCTTCTTCTTCTTCGTAAGCTGTGTACTCGTTTGTGGCTACTTTGTATGCGTTGAGTGTGATTTCTTTGATAAGGTGTGGACTACCAGAACCTGGTGTACCAACGTTACTTGTTGTAGTAGCAGTTGTACTACCAGCACTGTTGCTAGTACCAAATTGTGCATTAGTAATCCAAGTAGCAACACCTGCTTCTGGATTAACAGGAATTGTCATTACGTTAGTTTGCATTGCAATATTACGGAATAATGGTGCAATTACTAAACGACGACGAACTTCTTGTTCCATGTTTAGTGAAACTTCTAGTTCCCATGTAGCGCTGGGTAGGTGTTGGCCATATTTTTGAACCATATCACGGCCAAATCTAGTGCTGTCAACACTTTTACCAGCCATTTTAGCTAGGAAAACTGCTTTTTCTTTGTCTGCATAAGGCATTTCACCAGCTTTGGTGTCCTGAAACTGCATACGTGACTTGTTGATTGCCTCAAGTTCAGAAGCTTTTTCACGTAGTGAAGCCTCTAGACCTTCTAGAGCTGCTTTGTGCGTTTGCTCTTGTTGAGCAACGCGCTTTTCGAGTTCTGTAAGTAGGCGCTCAGCACCTGTGTCTACTGTTTGCACTTGTGCAACAGCAGCTTTAACTTTTGCGTCAAGTTCAGCTTGTGCACGATCTTGTGCAGCTTTTTCTTGAGTGGCTTTTGCTGTTTCAGCAGCAATAGCTTTTGCTGTTTCAGCAGCGGCTTGGCGAGCTGTGTCAGCAAGTAGTTTTTCCAATTCTTTAGAATCCATGTTCCATTCCTTTGTAGTGTCGCTATTTGCTTCCGTAGTAGAATCGAGCCCTTTAGCTGATTTCAACTTAGGCGCAAATTGCAGTTTAAAAGATTTAACTTCCTCGTCGCTATTAAACGATTTAGACAAACTAAATAGTGTATTTTGATTTGCAGGTACGGACACTACTGAAATCTCATGTAGTTCCAGGTCTTTAACAACAAACAGCTCTGTGGCTGCATCATATTCCGCATCAGCGATACGAAAACCAATACTAAACGCAGTAAGTACTCCGTCTTTGATAAGATTAAAGACTTCACCTGCTGCTGCAGAAATTCTGGCTTTAATCCACAAACCTTTACTGTCAACTCTATGATCAACCATCCTACCAATAGGCTCACTGTGATCGTGATAAGCTAAAATTACTGGATTTTTCAAGTAATTTTGCATACCACCTTTCCACACTGTGCTAGGTACAATATCACCTTGACGATCAGTATCGATAGTACTTGCGTAGCCTTCGATCATGATTGAATCAATGCTCATGTCTTTGGTAGGTAGATTGCTTTTAGTAAATGTACTAGTGAGGGTAATTACTTTATTTTTATCTACCATATACTCTCCTCATTATTCTTTAGGAGCGGTGGTTGGTCGCCCACCTTGTGCTGGATTTACAGCGCTGCCAGCAATATTAGCAGGAACACGTAAATCATCAAATCCTGTAATTGGTGCATATCGCAACTCTACTCTAGCTTCATTTGGTGTAATAATTCCACCATTTACTAGTGTTTGATGATATGTAGCAATGTCTTTTAAGTCTGGCTGCATTGCACTTACATTACTGGTAATTGCATCTACATCATACCCATAGTAACGTTCTAGTGCGCTAATAAATTTTCTAATTACAGGCATTACTGTTTCTAAGTAGAATAGTCGCAAGTTAGGTGAAATATTAGCGTTGTTGCCGCCGTCTAATAAAATTGGTGGAACACCAATTACTTGTAACAGCAAATGATTATGCGTTTTAACTGCCAAATCAAAGTCTAGGTCTTTGTAGCTGTTATTACTAATGCTGTGTGGTTTTAAACCGCTGTCTAGGATAACTGGGCGCTTACCGCCGGTTTTATTACTATATCGCTGTAACCAGTACTGTACAGTTTTTTCTTTAGCAACTTGTGATAAGGTATTGTCGCTGGTAAGCACAAAACCAAAAGTAGCACCGTTGTCAAAAAACTGTGTTTGAAATTTGTGCATTGAGTTCAACAAGTCAATGCTGTGTTGTGCAGGTTCTAGGCGGCTAGCACCACGATAAATACTTTGTGAGCTTAAGTCACGAAAGTGAAATACGTCTTTTTCTTCAAAATCTATATATCCGTTGTAGCGATAGCCACGAATAAATGTTTTGGTATCTGTTAAAATTTCTGTGTACTGTGCTGGCAAGTGATACATAAATACACCATCAAAGTGTATAAACACATTGCCTTCTAGGATCAGGTCAGTAAAAATGGCCTGACGAAATTCTTGTACGCTTTGATAGGGATTAGGCCTAAAATTAAGCAAGTTTACTAGTTGCTTTTGCCTAATACCACTAACAATGCCTTCATTTAGTTTATCTTTTACATCGTAGTCTAGCGAGCTTGCTGCACTAACTACCATGTTTAC